ATGTTATTCCTTATACTGCTTACCATATTGAACGTCAAGAAAATTATGACAAAGACCACCCAAATGCTGTAAGATTTAAATACTCACCTGAAGGTATTTTTGCTGGTGGTTCTGGTTATTATGGTTCACCCAATCTAGGAACGTTTGATAACCAACCAGGTATCTATTTTGATAATTATGAAATGGCTCACTTTAGGTTGTTAACAGATGTTAATTATTTGCCTTATGGTCGTTCATATTTGGAACCTGCTCGTCGTATCTTTAAACAGTATGTATTGATGGAAGATGCTATGTTGATTCATAGAATTTCACGTAGCCCAGATCGTCGTATATTCTATATTAACGTTGGTTCTATTCCTCCAAATGAAGTAGAAAACTTTATGCAGAAAACTATTTCTACTATGAAGCGTACTCCATTAATGGATAACCAAACTGGTGAATATAACTTAAAATACAACCAGCAAAACTTATTGGAAGATTTTTATATTCCAATTCGTGGAAATGATACAACAACTAAGATTGAAACTACACCTGGTTTACAATATGATGGTATTCAAGATGTTACTTACTTAAGAGATAAATTGTTTGCTGCCCTTAAAGTGCCTAAAGCATTTATGGGTTATGAAAAAGATTTAACAGGTAAAGCAACATTAGCAGCAGAAGATATTCGTTTCGCTCGTACTATTAATCGTATTCAACGTATTGCATTATCTGAATTATATAAGATTGCTTTAGTACACTTATATTCTCAAGGTTATACAGGTGAACAATTAACTAACTTTGAGTTAGATTTAACTACACCTTCTATTATCTATGATCAAGAAAAGATTGCCTTGTTAACTCAAAAGGTAGACTTAGCTCAAAAGATTATGGATCTTAAAATATTACCTTCTGATTGGATCTATGATAACATTTTCCACTTTAGCGAAGACCAATATGATGAGTATAGAGATTTGATTGTTGAAGACCAAAAACGTTCATTCAGACAAAAACAAATCTCAGAAGAAGGAAATGATCCTAAAGTATCAGGCAAATCATATGGTACACCACATGACTTAGCTTCATTATATGGTAAAGGAAGAATGTATTCTAATCCTGAAAATGTACCTGTAGGATATGGTGATGATGTTAAATTAGGTCGTCCTGAAGAAAATCCAACAAACAGAAACACACAAGACAGTCCTTTTGGTAAAGACAGATTAGGTGCTGCTGGTATGAAGGATCCAGACAATGAAAATGAATCTGGAGGTATTAGAGCTAATTATAAAGGTGGTTCACCTTTAGCTTTAGAAGCTAAACAAGTATATTTAAAAAACAAATCTTTAATTGAGAATTTATTTAAAAATAAATCTGTTGTTGAAGAATCACTACTTGATGAATCTAAATTAAAGAAATAAAAATCCTTATATATTTATAACAAAATCTCAAGAATGAACATTAAACATTCTAAGTATAAGAATACGGGCCTTTTGTTTGAACTTTTAGTTAGACAAATAACGGCGGATACCTTATCTGGAAAAAACTCTAAAGCTATAGGTATACTTAATAAATATTTTGTAAAGACTGAATTGGGTAGAGAATACAAATTGTATGAAACTCTTTCAAAATACAAAAGTACAACTGAAGCTAAAGCTGAAACTATTGTTAATACTTTAATTGAATCATCTAAAGATTTAAACAGAGGAGCGTTAAAAAGACAAAAATATAATCTAATTAATGAAGTTCAAAAGCATTATAACTTAGAGGAATTTTTTAAAACTAAATTGCCTAATTATAAAGCATTCGCATCATTATATACGTTAATAGAGATATATAATAGCGAGAATTTGTCTAACCCTGACCAAATCATTTCAAATAAATTAACATTATTAGAACATTTATCTTCATCATCTGTTACTAAACAGAAAGTAGAAGATAATTTACTTGAGGAATTTAAATCGTATGATAAAGACTTACGTATTTTAACTTACCGAGTAATGTTAGAAAAATTTAATGGCAAGTATGCTAATTTAAATGATAACCAAAAAACAGTATTAAAAGAATTCATTAATTCAGTTGATTCAGCTCCAAAATTAAAAGAATTTTACAACACTAAAGTTGGAGAAATTAAAGAAGAATTAAAGAGTGTTTCTAAAAAAGTTACAGATAAAGCAATTCAAATTAAATTAAATGAAGTAACTAATATGTTGTCTCCACTAAGTAAAAATGCTGGTGTGGGTAATGATGACTTAGTTAATTTATTACAATACTATGAACTTTTAGATGAACTTGTAACTGCTAATGGCTAACTTTAAATACAAAATAAAAGAAGATTCAACAATAGCCTCTGATTCAGGTTTCACTTCAGGCGGCGAGGGTGAAAACCATACTGGTCCTTCACCTCGTAAGTCTACTTACGGTGCCTATACACAAGCAGGATTTAAAAAAGTGAATGAAGGTCCTGGAGCTACTTTAGGACCTGGTCCTAAGGCAGGTCCAACTGGTGTTAAGGATAATATGTATGTTACTAAGTTTAAATACAAATTAGTAAAAACACCAATCAAAGAAGCTGAAGATGTTGATACTTTTTTAGATGATATGCAAATTAATGATCCATCTAGAAGAGAATTTATTGGAAGTCGATTAAGGGCTTTTGATAGTATAGAAGACCAATTAAATCAATTAGTTCCTTTATTGCAACAAGCTAAAAGTAAAACAATTGATTATTATAGAAGCAAACCAGATTCATATAGTGTATTGTATGGTACTGATTTGGCTCAAGATTACTTAAATGATATAATAGAACTATTTAAAAACTAAAACATGGCAACAATACCAGTAAACCCCACCGGAATAGTAACCACAACAACAGCAACAGGAAGTTTTGCCGGATTTACCGTAGTATCTGGTTCAGCTACTATCACCGGTTTAAAAGACGCTAATGGATCTGAATTAACTACAACAGACTGGATTATTCCAGCTGGATTTACTATTCCTATCTATGTAACAAGCGCTTCTTTATCATCAGGAGCAATATTACTTTACCCATAATATTTATAACAAATGGAAAAGACCTTACAACAACAATACAACCTTATTAAAGAAGGCAAAGGAAGTAAAGACGACTTTTTGAAAAGTGCTCGTCGTGTATTTCCTGAGTTTATTGCCCCTTTAACTGATTATAAAACCGCTGTCACTATCTTAAAAGGTAAAAGTATTTTATCTGAAGCAGTCGGTGGTGTAGTTACATTAAAACCTTTTCAACAAGATTGGTTTAAAATCTTTAATGATAATATTGCTGAGGCAGTAGGTGTTAAAGATAAAAAAGAATATGGTGATCAAAATGAATTTGAAAAAATTGATACTGATGTTCAAAAAGATTTAGACAACCAATTTGATAATAAAGATCCTAAAAACATTGATAACCTTTACGGTCAGTCATTTTTAATGGGTTACTACACTGAAATGAAAGATCCTAAAAATAAGGATAAAACAGTTGATGAGTTAAAAGCTATTGTTGCTAAAAACATGGCTAAAGACATCAGTTACTATCATAAAGAAGCTTCATTTGGTGTTAAAGGTATTGGTTATAAGACTGACGTAATCGGCGGTGGTGAACCAGTAGCGCCTAAAGGCAAATGGAAAGCTAGCGGATACGGAGATTTACCTAAGAAAAAATAATGAAACAGGTATTAATTGAAACTATACCATTTAAAGTTGCTCCTATACAACTTACTGAAGGTTTAAAAGCACCTTCTGGTAATCCTATGGTTCAAGGTATTTTAGCAACTGCTGAAGTAAAAAATGGTAATGGTAGATATTATCCTAAAGAATTGTGGGAACGTGAAATTGACAAGTACAATGAAATGGTTAGAGAAAATAGAGCCACAGGTGAGTTAGATCACCCGGATTCTTCAATCATATCATTAAAAAATGTATCTCATATCATTAGAGAAGTTTGGTGGGACGGAGACAAAGTAATGGGTAAATTAGAAATTCTACCTACAGTGTCTGGTAACATCTTAAAATCACTTATTGAAAATAATGTTCAAGTAGGTGTATCATCTCGTGGAATGGGATCATTAAAAGAAATTAATGAAGGTACATTAGAAGTTCAAGATGATTTTGAATTACTATGTTGGGACTTTGTATCAACACCTTCAAATCCAGGATCATATATGCAGTTAGTAAGAGAAGGTAAAGAACATAAAACATATTCATATGGTAAAGTGAATTCTTTATTAACAGAAATACTATGCGCTAACGGGTCTTGCCCTATATTTTAACCCCTCTTGGGATAGTATCCCTTGATTGACCCTCCCTTAAAAAAGGAGGGTTTCTTTTTACATTTTAAAATATTTTGATATACGTATAACCGACAAATATGCTATTTCTATATAGCATCTAGATTTTTAATATCTATTACGCTTCGAGCAATCAACAATAAGCGTATTTCCAACAAAAACAAATTATTTGAGGACAAAAAACAAATGGCAAACAGAGACTTATTGAAAGAAGCCATTGCCGATGCTAAAGCAGTTAAGGAAACTGCCATCG